TCGGGATGGGCATCATCGTGTTGCTACTCATGTGTATTGAATAAATCTTGTATCAAACCCCACGCAGAAGACCCTCGGCTCCGGCTGGGGGTCTTTTGCTTTTGCATATGTATCGAGCTAGTTGCATATTATGCAGAATGGGGTGTTGCTTGATAGTGGATTGATAGTGGCGACTGCAAGTTCACTCCAGCTTTTGTTTGTTTGCTGGTTGGAATTCTTTACCACGTTCAATCCAGCCTCGGTTGCTGGCGCGCCATTGTGATGGGGCGTGGTTTTCTGTTGCGTCTGTGCGGTCTTCTTCGCATTCGTAGAGGCGGATGATGTGTACGCAGTCTGTCCATCCTTGTTCGAATGAGAATTCTTCTTCGTAGGTGAGTGGTGTGCCGTCGCAGGTTTGGCAGATTGGTGGTGAGCACCAGCCTTGTTCCCATCCGTATTTTGCCCATTCTTCAAATGTGAGGTTCATTGTTGTCTCCTATGTCGTCTAGTCCGGTGATGATTTGTTTTTTTGGTCCTGGTTGTTTGCGTTGGTGTGTTCTGCCGGTGCGTATGCGGTGTCGTTCTATTGGTGTGGTGCCTCCGAAGATGCCGTAGTGGTCTTCGATGAGTTTGAATGAGAGTGCGTATTCGAGGCATTCTTGTTTGACGGGGCAGTGTTTGCAGAGTGCTAGTCCGTATTCTTTTAGGGATGGGTAGCCGTCTGGTGGGTGGAACCAGTCGGGGTCTGCTCCTTTGCAGGCAGCTTCAGTCATCCAGTCGGGTGTCATCGTCTTTTAACCCTAGCCGTTTGCGTTCTGCTCGTCTGTCGTTGGGTGTCATTCCGCCCCATATGCCCATGAGTGCCCGTTCGGAGAATTGGACTGCCCATTCGAGGCAGTCTTGTTTGACTGTGCAGGTGTTGCAGATTGCTTTTGCTTCTTTGATTCTTTGTGTTGATGCGCCTTTTTTGGGGAAGAATGTTTCGAGTGGGGCGTTTTTGCAGGCTGCTTTGTCTCTCCATTTTTCTTTGTCTGGGTCGAAGAAGATTTGGGAGAGGGGTAGCCAGACTATGTCTCTGTTTCGTTTCATTTGCAGTATTTGTAAGGGTTGTTGAGGCTCATGTACCAGGGTTGTGTCCAGCAGCCGTAGTTTGTTTCGGCGTATTCGGCTAGCCAGAGTGCGGCAACCATGTTGGTGAGCGGGTCGAATAGTTGTTCGGGTTCGGTGATGTTCAGTTCTGTTGTCAGCCATTCGTGGTGTGCTGACCATTGGATTTGAAGTACGCCGTATGCGCCTGTGCCAACAACATCTGTTTGTCCTCGTGATTCGTGGTATGCGATGAGGTCTAGTGTTGGTAGTCGGTTGGTAGGCCAGCCAGCTTCAACGGCAGTTATCCACAGGTCTGGGTAGCGTGCTGTTTCGATTCCGGGGATTGGTTCTGTGGTGGTTGTGGTGGTGGAAACCGCAGTCGTTGTCGTTGTTGTGGTGCTGCTCGTCTTAGAACGCAATCTAGGGGGGTCTGAAGCGATTGTGGAGGTAGGGGGAGTCACCTCTGTTGGGGCTTCAGTAGTTGCGTTGTACCCAAGCATGGATATGACAAGGAACACTACCCAAGAAATAATTTTCATGGCGGACTCCGGTCAGTATCCGGCTTCTTTAAGTAGACGGGCGAGGTCTTCGAGTCGCATCACGGCGTACTGGTCGCCTGCGTCGCCTTTCCCTCGACGTTTTGCTACAACGATGCCATAATCAGCAGAAGCATTAGTACGTTCCACTTCAGCTTCTTCCAACCATTCCGAGAACGACAAGGTTTTGTGGTTTTTGCACTCAATAACGAGGCCAGGAATCCCAGTGACATCCCCCAAATCGTTGGTGCCTGCGAGAGCGCGTCTTTCGGCGTGCGGGAATCCGTGTTCGGCAAGCCATCGCACGACCAGCGTTTCAAATGCTGTCCCTTTTTGTTTGTTGCGGCTCATCTACTTCCTCCATCGTTTTGCGTCGCTTGCCTGCCCCGCACGAGTGCATTGGGGCTGACAGCAACGGTCGATATGTGGTGAGCGTCTGGCCGCATGTGCGGCACCACCAGTTTACCTTCTTTACGGGTCTTGCCATGTCAGAAGGGTTCTTCGTCGTCCAATGCTGGTTGCGTTGGTGCTGTTTCACGGGTGACAGGTGCGTCGTTTGCTGTTGTCCAGCGGAGTGAAATGCCTACGTCATCTGCTAAGACTTCGGTGCGTTCTTTTTCGACACCGTCGTTGCCTGTGTACTTTTCTCGTTGCACTTTACCCATGACTTGGACTCGGGTGCCTTTACTGATGCTTGCTGCAACGTTTTCTCCGAGGTCACCGAAGCAGACGATGTTCCACCATTGGGTTTTTTTGTTTTCGTCGCGTCCGCTGGTGTCAGCTACGGAGAATTTGAGGATTGCTGTGCCGGATTGTGAGAATTTGAGTTCTGGGTCGCGTCCGACGTTGCCGATTACTGTGATGTTGTTCATTGTGAGATGAGCTCCTTGAATGAGGCACGCAGACGGTCGAGGTCTGCGATGGTTACGTTGTCGATGTCTGCTACTTCTGCGTGTTGTGCGACTTCGATTGGGTCAAGGTTTGCGCCTTTGCATGCGGCGATGAATCTTGACACTGTGTCTTTGTCAACTTTTTCGCTGTCAGATACTGGTGCGCTGTCAGGTTTTGCTGGTGCAGCAGGCTTTTTCGCTGGTGCTTTTTTCTTTGGTGCTAGCGCAATGTCTGATTCGCCGCCCCATTCCTCTTTTGACCAGAGACTTAAGGCCAGTCCAAACCTCATGCCTGCGTTGCGTAAAAAATCGGACACCAGTTCTTTCAACAGGTCTTGTTTGTTGTGTGGTGCGCTACCGATAGCAAGCCTGGTGTGGCCGAGCAGCGTGAGTGCACCAGCCATGTGTGCCATGCCGTTTTCAACACGGTAAGAAGGCAAACCGTCGTCGTCAATCTTTAACGGCTTCCATTCCCACAACGGATCAATGTCGATGAGGATGCGGGTGATCTCGGCGTGACCGACGTAGTCAAGTTGGATGTTGCCTCGAGGCAGCTTGCCAACAATCTTCGGGTCAGGTACTGCGTACTTGTCTAGGACAAGACGTAGTTTTTCTGCGTTTGGTTCATCCATTATTTGGTTCCTTTCAATCGCAACACTCGGAATGTGTTGGTCGACTGGTACTGACTATATAGCTCCGGGTGCTCCGATGCAAATCTTTTTGAGTCGAATCCTGATCGTGACTGTTGTTTCCATGTGACAGCCTCGGTCCCACCAACAGTTCCTACTGTTGAGCCATCTAGCAGCAAAGCGAGTTCTGCTTTGAGTTCGTCTTCTGCGGCGGCAAGTTCTTTCTTTTCTGCTTGCACTGTTAAGAGTTGGACGAGTAGCTGCTGGTGGTCGTCAAGGTTTGCAACGTCTTCGTTGATACGGGAACTTTTTGCTACGTCGTCGTAGGTGTGTTCCCATTCGTGCGGAATGTTGCCTGTTGCGACATGACGACAGAAATCTGAGACACGAACGACGTGTTTACCGATGATGCTGTTGTCCATCTTCTGTGTGTAGAGATGCAGATCGAGGGTGCTGTCAAAGATGCCCCACAGGATTTCGTCAACACCTGCACATGCAGCTTGGTGTACCCCTTGCCAAAACCAGTAGGCAGGTAGCGGTCCGTACCCGTCAATGTCGGCGTTCTCGTCCCATTGACGGCTGTAGGTTTTGATTTCTACGACACGATCAGGGTTTTCTTGATCACCTACTATGCCGTCGAGTGTTGCGATGAGTGATGCGCCTCCGCTGGTGACAGCGTGCATGACATCTGGCGTGATAATTGGTTCACCTATTTCGTCTGACACCCATTGCAAGATGACTGGTTCAAGACGGTTGCCTCGTTCCATCGCCCTGTTGGTTTCAGTGATTTCTGGTTCGTTAGCAATTTTGTCTGCTGCTAACGCCCATTTGGTTTTGAAACGGTGTTCTGAGTGAACAGCTGCTGCTTCGCTTGCTGACACCACTGGGTATCCGGTTTCGTCACGTTGCCGTAGCCGTAACCATTCGATTGAGCCGTGTTCTGGTTTCGGTATTGTTGTTCGTCGCATTTGTTTTCCTTCGTGTAGCGGACTGCATTAGTTTTACACGAAGGGTGTGACAGTTTGCAACTAGAAGTCTTCGGACATCCAGTTCACAGGGACATTCATGGCTAACGAGAACACAGCCAAAATATTTTCCCAGGGGATATGAATGATGTCCCCGACAACTTCGGGGTCTTTAGGTTCACCGATTGTGGAGCTGACAAGCGTGAGGTGACCTTCCAAACATTTCGGCCACACCCAGCCGCTACTTAGTACATGCACCTCTTCAGGTTTGTACGTTGCTGTATGAGTCCAACTGCTGTCCCCGCCAGCATGAGCATCTTTCCATTGGCACACAACCAAAGGCCATGTGTCGTCATCTTCATAGATTTCGCTCATTCGTCCTCGCCATCGTACGGTTCACCATGTCTATCACATTCACGGCACCGACGACCGGAGTTCGAAGGCCACACCTCGCCGCAATCACGGCAAGTCAGCATCATTATTTTTTGCCTCGATTGCGCGCACGGTTCTTGCTGGCGTTCTCGGCAACAATGTTTCCTGATTTAGTGTGCGACATATCTTTTCCGCCCTTGCCAGCTACACCACGCTTACGGCGTTCCGCTTGTAGTTCGGCACGGTATTCTTTCCGACTGTCGCTGCTGTGGTACTTCTTGTCGTACGCAGCTTTTTTTGCTCGAGATGCGGCGTTCTTCCGGTAGTTAGCCGCAGACTTTTTGGGGTTCTTTACCTTTGGTGGTGCCATTTACACAGTGTACAACTTGCCACGGAACCATGCCTGCCCATCATGGATAGCGACCTGCTCATAAAAGAAATTGCCGTCACCAGGTTGGAACGTCACAACACCGTATCCCTGCTGCCAATCCTCAACAACAGTCAACGGTCGCCCGTCGAGATCAAGCCCGCCGCGCGTCGAAGGGACAGCTCCGTCCGTGCGGGCAAGGGTTCCAGGCGATGCCGCAAGTATCGTTTTGGCCCCATCCCAATCTTGCCTCGTTTTTTCTGCCCATTCTCTGCGGTGGATATGCCCGTAGAGAACCGAGGACTTTGAGTCACCGTTGAAGTAGGCGTGTGCCGTCGAACCGTTAGATCGGACTTTGTTCCCGTGAATAACTTTGATGCGCTGGTTGATCCAATAAGAGGATGCCGGATAACCAGCCAGATAACTAATGTCAGCGTCGTCAAACCTGCATAAAAAAGGAACGCTAAGAACAGGAAGACCCTTCCTATCGTTACCTCGTTTAAGACCGAACGCTGCTTTGAGGTTGTCAAGTGCCGCATTGGTGATCCTTTCTTCGTGGTTTCCTGCAATCCAAATTATTTCTGCGTCAGGCGCGCAGGCTCGCAACTCGGCAGCGAACGTTGTGGCACGGTCAATAGATGCTTGCGTGGTGAGAGCGAACGCAGGTGACAGCCGGTACTTACCGAACTCGGGTGCGTCAAGCATGTCACCGACACACACCACCACCTCAGGGTTCAAATCCCGGATAGCTGACAGACACAAACTGATTGCGTCCTCATCGTGCGTGGGAACCAGCCCGCCGTCAGCGTCCCTGTAATAGCCGATCTGTGCGTCAGGCACAATGACAGCAGTCCGCCATCCTTCGGGCTTCTGTAGCCCTTTGACGGGCTTTACAGAGCATTTGACAGGCGCAGCCTGCGACACAGGGTCCCACTGTGGACCATCCTCCCAAGACGGTGACAACTGCACACCAACAAGGTCATGGATTTCTGCTTCGCCCTCATCGTTTTTTGTCAACGACTGGTACAACGACACACGGGTAATGCGACCCACCTCGTCAACATCAATCCCGTTACGGTCAAGAAGCGTCGCGATCTTGCCCAACACTTCTTTCTTGGCGGGAGGTGGACCCTCTTGCAAATCTTTAGACAGAGCCACAAGCACACTCCCCACGAAAATGGGTGCTTAAAGTTTTAGGACTAACCTTAAACCCGTTGTTGGTCAACGTATTAGCAAGCCAAACCTGAGAAGGCCCATCGCCATACCTTTGACCCGCTGGCCGTTTCGCAATTATCTCAATTACTTCGTTCAACATTTTTAGGTCTTCGCCCTCGAAATGTTTTCTTGCTCTAGTAACGCAACAAAGGTTAGTGCTAGTTGGTGCGTTCCTTATGTCGTCCGCTAATCCCATTGGTTTCCTCCTGGTTGAGTTGACTCATCAGGTGAACCAAACGAGAAGCTTCATCTGGTCCACGAGGAACAACTCTACTAAGAAACCAGCGGATGTCAAGGATGGTGTGAGAATCTAGCGACATGGGACTAGAGATTGTACACCAAGTCAGTCGTGATGCGCGTGCCAATCCATGTGAGAATCTAAACGATTATCGATCTTGTCAACCTTGCCATCAATCTGTTGCAACAACTCGCTGTTACGGTTGTGGTCACGGTTGTTTTCACGGCGCATACGCTCAATGAGAACGGTGAGAACGCCACCGGGGGCGAGAACCGCCAACACGATTACTGCCCACGTTGGCACAGAAGATCAGCCTTTGAACGCTGACTCGACATCTTCGTCGGTCAACTCGCCATCCGCTTTGTAAGCGGCAGCTAACGTCTGCACCGCACCAAGAGCGGCGATAGCACCAGCCATCACAGCGGACTTCCAAACAGCCACATCAACAATGGCTCCAGCCAACACGTTAGGTACACCGGCTGCTACGAACGTTGCGACAAGTCGCTTTACTACTACTGCGGTCATGTTTAATCCTCTGGAGGTACGAGTTCTGACAGTACAAAGAATATCACGGAAGCAATAGATATGCCGATTGCGATGTCTCTTGTTTGCCCCGACAACGTGATGATCACCAGCAGCAGACCTCCAGCCATTATGAGAGCTTCTAACAGGGTTCTCAGATGTTTCATTTGAGTCTCCTGCGGGACATCACGGTCGGGACACTTCCTATTATGACAGATGCGGCGGTCACTGTGCGGCGGGTAGCGACATCAACGGTTGAACCAGCAGGCACATAGTCATCATATCCGGGGGTGGAATAGATATTTACTTGTTCCTCGAAAACTTGTTTCTCTGCCACGGGTGCGTCATTTGGTGGCGGTGGCGGGCTTGCAACTGTTGTGGGGACAGTCGTGGTGGGCTGTGTAGTGGTGGATACAGCCGTCGTCGTGCTTGATGTAGTCGTAGATGGCGAAGAAGTCGTCGTGGGCGCAACTGTTGTCGTCGTGGTCGTCGAAGTTGTGGTTGCTGCGACTGTTGTGCTTGTCGTACTTGTAGTCGGCGGGATAGTTGAAGTCGTCGAGGTAGGCGCGACCGTTGTTGTCGATGATGATGTTGTCGTCGGTGACAACGTAGTAGTCGGCGGGATCGTCGTCGTTGTTGTACTTGACGTAGTAGTGGTCGTTGGGATCGTGGTGGTTGACGGCGATGTAGTAGTCGTTGGGATCGTAGTGGTGGTGGTTGCGTCGGTGGTTGTCGTCGTAGAGGAAGGGACAGTTGTCGGTGCCGGTGCAGGAACCGAGGTGGTGGTTGTCGTGGTAGAAGGCCATGTCGTTGTCGTCGTACTAGATGTAGTGGTTGTCGTGCTTGTCGTTGTTGTAGTTGTACTAGATGTAGTAGTTGTAGACAAGTTTATCTCAGACAACAGCTCGTACGTTCCGTCACCCCACTCAGGGGTATTTCCAAGCCCCAACTGCTCAGGGTAATAGCCTGCCCGCAGACGGTAATCACCAGCGTCCAACGTCACATACAGTTTCGCTGACACACACTGGTCTTGATCGTTGAAGTTGCCGTCGTCGTCGTATGCGATCAGCGTGTCTTTGCCGTCATACAGCCACAGATACGGGTCAACAGTCGCAGACTCACAGGGCTGATTGCTGTTGCCGTAAATCACGACGAGGCTTTGCTCGTCAACAGTGAAAAAGATGTCGGTTTCTTCAGTGATTGTCACCGAGTCCGCAAACGCAGACAACGGAGCAAACACAGCGACGACAAACAATGAAGCCAGAGCAAGCTGGCTGCAAGTAAGAAGGCCACGGCGCACCGTCAGCCAAACATGCAACCCCAAGTTTTAGGACCAACGATCCCGTCACTTGGACCGCAACATGCGGTGTTGTCAGCCTGCCATGCTTTCACAGACTTCTCTGTTTTGGTACCGAAGTCGCCATCAACATAGGCACCGACTTTTTCCTGTACCAGTTTCACGTCGTCACCCTTTGAGCCTTTACGCAACGACTTGCCAGGATACGCAGGAGCAGCAGCTTTCTTTGCGGCTGGTTTGCGGGCAGGCTTCTTGCCTCCCAACAGTTCAGCCATCTTCTGCTCGTAATAGTCAGGGTCATCGGCATACTTATTTGAAATTTCGATATGCACCCAATCACCGCCAGGTGAACCAGAGAACGCCTTCCGGTCGTACACTCTCCATGCGTCACGGTCACACATCCAGCCACGGCCATGTGGCTTCGGGTAATAATCAAACACCGCTTCAATCTCCAACACATCGGCGTTCTCTACGAGGAAGTCCATCATGCGGCAAGCATCCTCATACTTACCTGAACCCTTGTACGGTGCGCCACGCCAAGAAATGTCACTGGCGCGGCCCGTCGAATGAACACTTAAATTGGAGGACGACTTGCCACGCTTCGCTCGAACACCGTAAGTACCGTTGTTCCACAAACCGAACTCGGCTTCAAGAAGGTCAACAAGTTTCTCTAAACCTGCCCGCTTACGCTTTGCGGTTTTGTCGTATCCGGTGTATCTACGTTTTGCCATCAGTGTGCCTTTATTTGGAAGTTGATTGCGAGGTGCGGGTTGACGATGCTAGACATGAGATGAATCACGATGGCCCAAGATCAACAATGTAAGCGACACCCGAAGCCCCAAAACCGTTTGTGCTTCCGTAGTTCCACAATTCGTAAGTCGTGTTTGACGATTGCGCCCACATCCGAACTGTTCCAGAACCAAAAACATTATATTGGTTGGTTTTGTCGGTACGAATCAAAGTCCCTGCGCCGCTCCTTCTTACTTCCCATTGGGTCACATCGTCGGCTTCGACAACAATCATCATAAGACGGTTAGTCGCTGTAACCGTTACAGAATCTCTCAAAGCGTCCGATGTATAAGCACCGCTTGCCGACAAGTTACCCACAATTCCCTGCGGGAACTTCAACTGCACAACGCTATCTAAATTGTCGTACTCAACAGCCCCGGTAGCGATTTCTGTAGTGCCAACTGCCCCAGCAGCAATCTTCGCAGTTGTCACCGCATCATTAGCAAGCTCTGTAGTGCCAACAGCACCAGCATCAATCTTTGCGTTCGTCACCGCATCATTAGCGATATTCGCAGTATCAACCTGACCCCACGCCAAACCAGACGAAGCAGAAGCATCAGCAATCAACACCGTGTCATCAGAACCAACCGCCAAACGAGCAAACGTAGACGCACCATGCGAAACAATGTCACCCTTTGCTTCCCACATCGAAGCCAGCTCGTTAGCCTCGTCAGCATCCACCGCGGTAAACACCGGATACACCGTCGCACCAGAACCATGCGCCACCGCAGACGTACCGTCCAAACCACGAACAACATCAGACGAAATGTTTAACGTCGTATCACCCGCGTTAGTCCGAGTAACCAGTATCTTTTCTTCAGAAGCAGTACCAGGAGACAACACCACATAAAACGGGTCAGCACCATACGGCCAATTCGTAGCTGATTCGACAGTGAAACTGGACGTGCCAGACGCGTTGATATCTGATTGGGTAATCGTAGAAACCGAAGCCCCTGTATACGATCTGCGTGTCTTAGCCATAGTTACTCCACAAGCGACCGCAACGTCACCGTTGCAGTACCATCAAAAATATAGTCGTCGTTAGGTTGATCGACAGGAACCCATTCTACACTCTCAACAATAGTTTTGTAGACTGACGTGCCTGTCTGGTATTGGATAACACGAGGATTATGGATAAGATCCCGCAGTTTGTTCAACTCAAACTCAACATCCACGTTGTATTCCCGGTTGAAACGGTTGATGCGTTGATGCAACAACACCGGCACCTGGAACAACTCGGAACGTGACGGTGCAGGCACAGCTCTCGCCTGCCAACGTGCCAGCACAGGACCCTCAGATGCGGTAACGGTGTCACGGTTCAACGTGATTTTAAATTTGGCTTGCCGGAACTTTTCATCTAAACCAGACAAAGAAGTTAACGAGCCACCTTGCGCGTTTGCTGTGCCAAGACGCTCATAGTTGCCGCCGTCATAAGCGTAATCTACGTCAATACTGCCGTTCAACGCCTCATATTCAAGGTCAAAGAACGCCAAAAACTTGGGATCAGGAATACCCCAACGCCAAGTACCAGTCTCACAGTAGCCAGAAGACATCAGGCTCGCTGTGTCCTCAACCACCACACCAACACCCGACACCGTGAACACCCGCTTCGAGTCAAACGTGGCAACACTTTGCACATCGCCCTGACCTTCATACATCAGGTCGGGAGCTGAGGCAGGGACGTTCACGTCAACATAATGTGACAGGTCGATACGGCCAAGCCCCGTGTAATCCCCCGTGTAATCGGTGACACCAACCCAAACGTATTGTTGGTAGCCCTCGGCACACAGGATCGGGTTTGTCCCTGCGATGGTTTGTCCGAGGACAAGGTTGGCGTCGGCGTCTGCGGTGGCGTATCGCAAACCTTCGTTGGTGCCGATGAGGACGTAGCCGAGGTAGCCGGACATGCTGTAGATGCGTTCTCCGACTGGAAGTTCTGCGGCGACGACCGGTGTGTCTAGGGTGCCGTCTGATTGGATCGTCACCTTGTAAATCAACGACCTTTCGCCAGAACGACCAGCGCAATAGATCGCGTTCTGACCGGCAGCGAAATCAACCCAACGGAAATTGGCGTCGGTATGAGTGTAGAAAGCCGAAGGATTCGGTGACGTTGGGTCAACATACATTTCGCTTGACCCGTTATTAGCAATGAACAGTCGGCCCTTCACATACTTGAGCGCACCGAACTCTGGGCCGTACGAAACCGTGCTGAGAGAATGCGTTGACCCGTCGATCTTACGCAACCCTTGCGTGCTGCCTGTACCAGCAACAGTTATGTAAGCATCTGAACCGGTTGAGTCCATGTCACGGATCGTGCCCGTACCAGAAATCGTTGTCCAAGTAGGAGACGTAGCATACGGATTAGTCGTGTACTTCACATTTGAGCCATCCGTACACCACAGCTCGTCACGAACAACAGCCAAAAACAGGTTCGTGGCAGACGTAGACAACGACACCTTCACATCGTTCAATAACGTGAGTTCGCCCTCAGTCCAAACATCCACACCCAACGAAGCCTCAAACTGTTCAACATTACTGTCAGGCAAGTCCCCATACTTCTGGTTGAAACCGAAATGCCAAGACGTTTGACCACGCCTCCACAACCCCTGCGGGTTAATCGCAGCCTCACCAGGAATATCAGATTGGTCAACCGAATCCCTCAACCGTGCCTCAAACGTGCGGGCATACCGGCCAGACGCAGTGTCCAGCATGTACGGGCGGCCATCAATAGCGACCGGAAAAATGTGTGGCACCAAATCGGAGGCACCAGAAATACCTGTGTAAAACGACGGTCCACCCGTGAACGGCGTGGTGTAAGTTATCAGCGACATCGCCGCCTACTTTCGGATACGCAAAGGATACTGACGGTTCAAACGTGCAGCTTCGGCCATCACACGGTCACGACGCAAACGCTGTAGTTGCAGCATTGAGTTCGCTACAGCACCAGACGGCACTTCTTCTGCTCGACGGGTATCGCCCTGTGATTCGGTGAAGTTGCGTTTCACTTCACGGCCAGCCATCAAACGCATCTGTGTGCCTAACGCCAGCACGTCATCCAGATAGTCGGAACCGCCAACATCGGCAACGGTGTCGGACTCTGCGCTGAACGATCCGTACGGTGCTCGGTACACGACACGGATGGTGCCTGACCGGACATACGAATCGAACGCTAACGCGAACCCTGACGCAAAATCGGAGGTCGGCATATCAGACAGCAAACGAACATCGCGAATAATTGGGTAGTCGTCAGACAGGTAACGGTATCGGACATCAATCAGGTTTTGGATGTCGGTCGCACCAGTAATGTTCACCATGCGGTCGCTACCGTTGTAAGCAATATCAACAGTTTTAACTTGGAACAGGCCGTTTAACGGTGATGACAAATCTGCTAGGTCGGCGTTTAACTGTTGCAACACTCGTGACCGAGGGAACCGTGGGTTCACCGTCGTAATGTCGTTAGCGTCATGGGATGCTGCGGTGGTGCCGTTGAAGCCACGTTCCACTACAGCAGATTTGGCGGACGAGTTTGTTGTCCACACATAAAACTGTTCTGAACCGATCTCGAACATTGAGCCTTCACGCAAACCTGACAGCTGGTAGGTGAACGTCAACGTGGTTGCGGACGCGTCAACACCTGTCGCAAGTTTGTTGCGTTCTTCTACCGTTCCTGCCAGCAGTTCGCCAGCAACACGGTCAATAAGTTGACCTGCTGTAGTCACTTCTTCTTCTTACCCGAACCTTTATGTGCCGAATCTTTCATCAACTTCCCGTTCGGCATGTAATGGTAGCCAGCAGGAGCCTTCTTCTTTTTCATCGGCATCAGCGTTTCTTGCCCTTCTTCGTTTTTGATTCTGCCGTAGACAAGGCAGGACCAAACGACTTGGAACCAGGACCGTTTGACTGAGCGGACTTTCCGCCCTTCTTCTTCATGTAAACGCCACCGTAATGTGCCATGTCACTTCTTCTTTCTTGATGCCCAAGCATTATCAACTAGATTCGGATACGGACGGCCAGCTCTCGCAGCACGGGCTTTCGCTGCTTTCTTCTGGACATCAGACAAACCCTTTGACTTTTTGACAGGGCTTGGCTTATCCCAAAACGCTTTCTTTGCTACCATGCTTTGCAGCTCCAATAGCGTGCCTGTGTTTTAGGACCCGGACTATCGCAGTTGTGGCGTGCATCAAACGACTTTTTACGGGCAGGATCTTGCTTCTTGATCTTCATGTTCGGATCACCAAACATAACTTTCTTAACCCGTGAACCGTCCTTCACATACACGACAGACTTCTTGCGGCCATAACCAGGTTCACCCTTACGGATACGACGAGGAGAATCCAACTCCACGTTCTTGCCCTGATACACAGCCATGCGCTAATTGTACTACAGAATGCCAGTCTCTACCTGCGAGCGGTGGGTAGCTTTCTGCTCGATTTCCCTCGCCCCATCAATTTTGGCTGGTTGCAAACCGTCCTGTTTGAGCCGCTTATAGGCATCCATGTCTTTAGACCATTGACGTTCTGTGGCTTCAATACGATTATTTTCGATCTTTCGGGACGGCATTGATGACGCTGCGAACGAAACGCCCGCAATCCGACAGCCGAAACAGCCTTCAATATCAAGCGTTGGATGTACTTCACGATGTTTCATAGTCACGAAATATAGTCGCCGTAACCCGCAGCAGTAAGACTTGCCGCTTCGGTAGCGGAAACTTCATGGTCGTGACCCCCTTGATAGGTGTGGATAACTGTTGACATATCTGACGGTTCTGATTCTACATAGGTGCCGTCATCAAGTTTGTAGATGTTTCGTCCACGGGGGTTTGGCCGGTAGTGCTGTAGGAACCGGAACGCTAACCGTTGTTCTTCGTTCCACGGGATATCCACATCAAAATCTGAGAAGTGGTGAAGGTTGTCGGTGGGTGGTGTGAATGTTGCCATCAGGTCACATCGTATCCTGCTGCTACTAGGTCTGCTTTTTCTTCTGCGGTCACAAAGTTTTCGTGTGAACCGAAATAGATTTTGACGACAGCGTTGTCGTTGCGTGGATCTATTGAGGTGTAGGTTCCGTCGCTGAGTTTGTAGACGTTGAGTCGGCGTTCGCCGGGGGTGAGCCGTGAGAACAGCCGGTTTGCTGGGGTTGCGGAATGGTAGTTTGCCCACGGGAAGTCGGCTTCGACGGGTGGCCGGAAGATGAAGCTCTTTGTCCAGGTGGCTGGGATGTCTGCTCCGTTGCCGGTGTTGCTTGCTTCACGGAACACGAAGCGTGCGCCGATGGAGGTGGCTGTGCCTGTTCCTGTTCCGGTTGCTGTGCGTGGGGCGATGTGTAGTCCGCTGGCGGTTTGGGTGCTGTCACCTGAGCCTGTAGCGGTGCGTGGAGCAATATGGACACCGATCGCAGTTGAGGTGCCTGCCCCTGACGCGCTGCCTGTAGCGAACGTGGTGCGTACCTGGACAACAGCAGAGGTTCCGTCACCCTCGCCGGTTGCTGTTCGGGGTGCGATGTGTAGTCCGGTTGCGCTGTCTCCGGTGCTTGCGCCTCCGCTGCCGTATGCGGTGCGTAATAGTTTGTGCAGGATGGCGTTGTTGGATGTGCCTGTTCCGCTGCCTGTGGCGGTGCGTGGCGCAATATGTAGGCCGGTTGTAGCAGAGGTTCCTGTGCCGTCGCCGGTTGCTGTGCGTGGGGCGACGTGTAAACCTGTTGCTGTTGAGGTGCCGGTGCCGTCACCTGTGGCGGTGCGGAACGCTATGCGAACACCTATGGTTGTGGAGCTGCCGGTGCCGGTTCCGGTAGCGGTGGTGTCGAGTGTGCGTGACCCGTTGTAGCCGGTCGTATTCGTAGAATACGTCAGGGCTGTGGATGCGTAGCCTTGTGCGACGTTGGCGGTGGTGCCTTCGTAGGTGAGTTGTTCCCGGTCGTATAGGTAGTCGGGGTTGTCGTAGTCTTGTTCTACGGTGTTTCCGGCGTACGTTATGTGTTCTTCGTAGTCGGTGGAGGATTCGTACAGCCGACTCATCGGTTACTCCTGTGGCGGGTCAGGGAACTCGGCTTGTTCGTTACGTTCCACAACAGACAGCACCTCCGCATCCAACACAACCTGCTCCTTGTTCGCTGGGATACTGACGATGTTGGGGTCAGCAGTCATGCGTTCAACTTCCACAGCATAAATAGCGTCAACACCTCGCTGTGCTTGACTGCCTGCGGCGTTCTGAATCCAATCTTGAGGGTCATCCACCAAGTACCGAATTGCCTTATCTTCTGCTTCTGTCAAAGTGATTGTGTATGTAGCCATGATGTTTCTCCCTATGCGATCTTTGCTATTGAAAACTGGTTGAAGCGGTCAGAAGATGTGTTGTAGATTTGTCCTTCATACAACCTAAACCTGATGGTGCTGTTCGCTGTTAGGTCAACGATTGAGTCAAGACACAAAGTTCTGTACCCAGACCCAGACGAGGCATAACAGTGACCGTAGTGGGAAGAGTTCGCTGGTGCAGAGTTGTTGATGCCGATAAGAACACGTAAATTGCCAGAACTTCCGTGCATAAACGGGTTCAAGGTAATTCTGTATTTGCCCGCAATAGGAACTGTGAACACACCAGCCGAGTAAGTGATACCACCTTGATTCTCCCAGAACTCATTGAACAATAGGATTGTGTCACCAGTCGGACTGGTCATCGCCGTGCCCATCTGCCCAGAAATAATCGGGTTGCCCGAGTCAATAGCACCGTAGACCGATAGCCCGTACTGCGGTGCATCCTGCCCACCCCAACCAGTCGGATAGCCAATGTTCACATTGTTGTAAAGGTGAATCAGTTGATTGCTCCCGTTCGCTGACGGTAACTGTCCACGGATACCAGACTGGATACGCAAACTCTCGGTAGATCGTGTCCCCGTCACATTCGACCCGATGTAGACGTAGTTACCTTCGTTTTGCAGAAACAAAGTGTCTAATGAACTGTTATTGCGTGCGAGTATCTCGTTGCTGTCAATAACGATGTTGTCGCCTGATGTTTCACCCACCTGCAAATAGCCTGAACCAGCAGTCAGCGAGGCATCAGTGCCTCCCTCCACATGCAGGGGAACTTCAGGTGACGTTGTACCGATACCGACACGCTCATTCGCATCATCAACATGCAACGGCGCACCATCCAACAACGCAGTCTCAATCGCCTCAACCGCATCATTCACATCCGCATGTTGAGCAGAATGCGACGGCGAAGCCATCGTCGAGCTGGATGTCGGGTTCGTAAAGTTATCTATGCTGGACGGAAAATTCGTAGTCATGCAGGCACCTCGGGAGGAGTAGGCGGATTAGCCTCATGCTCGGCTTGACGCTCAGCGGCAGACAACAACGTGCTACCAGCAATAATCTGTTCCCGATCAGCAGGAATAGAAACAACCTCAGGATCAGCCAACAGGCGTTCTGTTTCATCCTTGACCATTTCATCCATCGCCTCACGGCAACGATTAGCAACAAGATTTTCAACCCATTGTTGAGGGCTGACAGCAACATAGCAAAACGCTCGGTATTCGATGTCTGTCATCGTGACGGTAATGTCCATTGATTTCACGCTACTTTCATTATTAAACCGCAGTTATGGTTGACCGGATAAACACCTACGTTGCCGCCCGTAACACGGATATAGATTTCTAGGAAATCGCCTGCAACACAATTAATAAGAACAGTGCCACCCGAATTTTCCCAAGGGCCATCGTGACTGAAATGGGTGTAAGCCACAACAACACCACCCTTCTTAAACTCGTAGTAGCCGTAACCTGGGGCTGGTGATGATAAAGCAGAAACAGACATCATGTAAGTTCCGCTTTCAGGAACCGTGTAGACACCTGTGCTAGTGTTGTAACCGCCCCCGACATTGACTAACAGGTTGCTCATTACGTAATTAGAATTAGCAAAGTAACTACCACCTATATTCGCGTAACCAGATACGCGAGGCTGGTTTGGCATTGAAACATGACCAGCGTTTGTAACACTTACTCCAATGTTGAATGTTGGTTCCGCGCCTGCTGTAGTTGAAGCGGCTGTGCCGACAGCAACGCCGCCATTGTCAATACCGATGAATCCTGAAACACCAGTATTGATTGTCTCAAATGCACCTGTGCCACTGTTACCTGTCGAGTTCATCGTGAGGTTCGACGCTAGATACAGTTGGTTCTGCCCGTTCGTGTTTGAGAACATGATCTCGCCACGAGGAAACGCAACACCTCCATACTGCGGATGACCTGAATATGTTCGGCTTGTATCACCGACAAATAAATCACCCATGACTTCCAGCGTGTTGTTAGGTGTAGTTGTACCGATACCAACATTGCCAGAGTTGTCAATACGCAGACGCTCTGTATCTGCAGAGTTAGCAATCCTAAATTCGGCCTGCAAAGGGCTATCCTGTTTTGCCCTAAGAATCATTCCCCAGTTGGCATCTGAGTAAATAGAACCAGCAACATACTCGCCACCAGAGCCAATCGTTACGCTGTCATCAGACAGGATACTTCCAGCAACGTGAAGTGTCGTGCTAGGTGTCGTTGTACCAATACCTACTCGTTCGTTAGCATCATCAATATGTAACGGTGCGCCATCCAACAACGACGTTTGCACCGCTTCCATAGCGTCATTAATATCGGCATGTTGTTGATCGTGCGGCGGATTATCTAACGTGTCAGCTGACGTAGGGTTCGTGAACGCATCAATGCTGGACGGGAAGTTCGTGGTCATTGTGGTGCCTCAGGGAACTCGGCGGTGTCTGACGGTTCCCATGTTGCAGGAAAGTCCCTCAGGGCTTGACGGTAGGTTGCCCACGCTTCACGGTTACCAGTCGGATCATCATGGGTTTGAGTCCAATCAGACTCGGCCAACAAACGATCACGCTGGTGGCGCATACGACCCACATACAAATCAAGCGAAACATTCTGTTGGTCAAACGGTGACGTTAAATCCATTACGGCTTCTCCCCTATGATGGTACAAAATAGTTCGTCGTTGTTTGCCCAAGTTATCGGAGATGTGCTAGTGCAAATAAAACCGCCGTGATACCTGAAATTAAAAATTGTGTTACTGCCGCTGTGGTATGGCATAACTGCGGTGTGAACTAAAGTGTTAGCGTCGTATGTTGTCCCGTACCCGCCAGACCAAAACGAGGTGAGAGTGGCATCCATTGCCGCCGCTGAAGGAACGATGAGTTGCAAATCCCCGCTACCGCTTACGCTGTTAACGCGCAACATTGCTTGAATAATTACCAACTCTTTAACAACCATGTAGCGACCAGTTGCAACATTAGGGTTAATTGTGCCAGAAGTAAATGACCACGTTGGAGTGAAATTAATCCATGTGCCGATGGCGTTTAGTTGGTAATCAAGCGACGAAGTAACCGCCGAACCATCAACACCAACCTTCGACTCCAAAGCCTCAACAGCATCATTCAAATTAGCGTGCTGAGTAGCATGAGGAACCGTAACAGAATCCATCGCATCCGAAGCAGACGGATTCGTGAACGAATCCAAAGAACCCGGAAAATTAGTTGCCATCAGTCCAACGTCAACGTCAACGAAGTAATCTGAAACGTATCACCAGCCGTCACAGCAGCAGACGAAGCCAACGCCCCAGACCACAACGCATTACCAGCAGACGAAGCATCCCACAACGACCAATGCGAATAAGTCTCAGACGTAGAAACATTCGTCCACTCAACAGTCCCAGACGAAACCATCGAACCACCCGAAGCTGCACCAAACGACACAGCCTTCCGAGTAGTCTCACCAGCCGCATTAGCCGTACCATCCTCACCCGGATCACCCGTATGCAACTGCAAATACGCAGCAGAAACACTGAACGCAGTACCAGAAATCGCATCCAGCAACTTGTTCTCAGCATAATTAGAAATACTCATGTCAACTCCTAGTAGTCGTCACTAAATAATAGCACCCCAGAAAGAGCGAAGCCCCCCGCCGAAGCAGGGGGCAACGCAACCAGGGTCAACCAGATCAGGCGTTAGCACCGATGCTGGACGATGACTCGATACGACGGAGGCTTGCCTCACGGAAGCGACCGTAACCACCGAGCCAGTACCAACCGATTGGACGGAAACGCTCAAGGGTGTCAGTGATAGGACCACGGACAATCTTCGGAAGCGCACCGTTACCATCAACGATTGAGTGTGCCTTAGCGAGAGCCTGACGGCCCATCACCAACGTTGCGTACACATCAATGGTACCGGCTGAACCGGATCCGTTTGATGCGTTAGCAAACAGAGGTGCGCGTGGTGTCTCAATGAAACGGACACCCTCAAAAGCACCAATCTCACCGTTGTAAATCATGTCGGTGTCAACATAGACGTGTGGGTCACGCCATGCTGCTGCGCCGGTCTCTGAACGGAGGTCATAGGAAACGTCCGGGTGGATGAATCCCATGTACAAACCGTTGAACGTTGGGACGTTCGCTGCACGCAACTGTGCGGTTGCCTTACGAATGTCGTTGGCTTCCAACTCGTCTTCCACAGCAACGGTGGTACGAGAACTTGGGGTGGTTGCACCGCCGCCGCCATAAGCGACATTGGAACCAGCCTTCAACACGTCAGCAACAATGGTGTCAAGTGACGAACCGGCGTTGTAACCGATGACGTTCGCTGCAACAGTGTCAACGTCAAGGAACGAGGTGCCACGCAGCTTAGCGGTCGTAGCAACAGCGTTACCGTATTCGTTGAGGGTCACTGTCACTTGGCTGTCGCTCATCGCAACAGCAGTAACGTCTGACGTTTCGGTGAGGGCTGACGTTGCTTCAGCAAGATCGTTGAAGATCGTGAACGTAACCGACGTACCAGGCATCGCCTGCTGGGTCGGCTGAACGTCTGCTACAGCGTCAAACAAAAGTTCTGAACGGAGCGCAAAATATGCGAGCCGATCAAATGCCGCCTGATCGACGGATACTGATGACTGTTGGGTATATGCCATTGGGGATCAAACCTTTCGGAAAGAGGAAGCCCCCTAACGGTTAGAAGGCTTCGGATTGTGCTTGGGCTTCGGCCAGCAACTTTTCAACTTCTGCCTGAGACTTTGCTTGCGAAATGCGTTGAACAAAATCGACAGGAGGTTCACTGTCTGAACCTGCCGCAATCTGGTTCGTCCGATTCCACGTTCCGGCTTCCTGCTTGATGCTTTCAGCCTGCGTGTCTTTCAGAAGTCCTGCTTCGATACCTGCTTCACGGATAGCGTCAGCCGACAGTTCACCGTCATACGCTTTCACGAAATATTTGGAGATCGGCAACTCAGGGTCAATACCTGCTTTGACGAACGCCAACTCTCGTGCCGCGCTAGACGCTGCATCTGCTTGCGCTTTCAGTTCAGCATTTTCTGCTTCCAGCTGCCTCATCCGATCGCGTAACGGATTTCTGCCTTCTTGCTCTTCATCGAAGTTGCTGTCCATATGTACACTCCTTTGCCCAATCACCATCCGGAGGCAGATAGTGACGCTGCTATTTCTCCCTTGCGGGGTTCCTGCCCACCGTGGGCATCGGGACAATCATATCACAAGTTATTGAAGTCCGGTGAGTTCTGCGCCTTGACCTGCGAAACCGCCACCTTGCTCGAAAGCTGCTTGACGGCGACGGCCACGTTGACGTAAACGTTGCTGTGCCGCAGCGGATGTGCCGAACACCGCACCGATTTGTTCCTGTTGCCCGAATGCCTGCTCCCCGGCCTGCGCTTCTTCCGTGGTTAAACCAAAGATTTCCTGGCCTGTTTCGATAGCCTGGAAACCAGCTTGGGCTTGCTGTTCAGTGATACCACGACGTGCAAGTTCTTCTGCTGTGCCAACACCGATACCCATACCGGACTGTGCAGCGGCTCCGGCGATCTGTGCGGCTCGAGCCTGGGTTTCAAGTATGGGGCGTGAACGTTCTGGGTCAAGGAAGTATGCGGCCAGCCCACCGTCGTCAATGTTGTACAGGCGACGCATTTCTTGAAGCACGACAGGGTCTGCGTTAGCTACTGCTTCGTATGCGTTTTGGACTCGGCCAGCTACCTCTTCTGGTGAAACATCGTTAGAAATGAGTCGGTCGGTGATGTCTTTGTCGTTAAACATTTGTGATGGTAGACCGCTGTTACGGAACAGTTGCCGGTAACGGTTTTCTTGTGACAGGTATTCGGCTTCTGACAGGGTGTTAAGTCCCGCACGTCGGCGTGCCTCGTTACCTGAGAAACGTTGCTTGTATTGGTCAGTTTCACGAATCCGGCCAACCAAAATGTTTTGATCCAAGATGTCTTCGTCAAACACCATGCTGTTAACAAAATTAGACAGCCCTTCAAGACCGTATGCGCGCAACGTGTCTTCAATGATTTGGTATGCGGAACGTTGATCGGTGTCTTGGATCAGTTCTGTCATCCCGCCGACTGCGTCTGTCATGCTCATTAGATTCTCCCAAACATATTGGCGATCTTGTTACCAACTTCGTATGCCCTGGAACGGGCTTCGGTCGTGTTCTGGTATCCCAACGATTCTGTTTTACGCAGGTAATCTCCCCATTCACCCATGTTCATCAGGCGTTGCTCACCTGTTTTAGCGTCAGGGACGTAAGTGATCGCTTGTACCCATTCAGGTTTTGCCATGTCAATTGAGTTAACGTCGCGCTCGAGGATGTCTGCCGCAATGTTTTTGTAGCTTGCGGTGATGTCTTCGAATGTGCGTCCTGCGTCGAACTGTTCTGCAAGCGGAGGGTACAACGATTTGCCGATAGTCATTGCGTAGTCCTGGAATGAACCGAGGGTTTCTTCTCCGACAGCAAGTTTGTTGACAAACGAGTTGAACGTCTGGTCTGCGAGAGTGACACCGTATTGTTTTGCGAGGCTGCGTACGGATTGACCGTAATAGCCTTCTCGTAGCTGTGTCGCTCCTTCGCTGCCGCCTTCAGTTGCTGCCATACCGATAGCGTTCGTGATGGTTTGTGCTCCCCATCCGAGTCGTTCTGAATCTAACGCAAGTTTTTGTAGCGTTGCGTCCGATAACCGTATACCGAGGTTCAATGCTTCGGTTTGGATTGCTGTTGCGGCTTCGTCAACTTTTGCTTGGTAGCTGGCTGGGTCGAGTGCGCTGGCTGTGTCCCATTCGCGTGCTGCGGAAGTGGTGGTTTGATACCAGTTTGTGCCTCGTAGTTCGGCAGCAAACTTTTGTTCTGTCCAGCCTTCTTGCGCTGACTTTTTTAATAGTTCAGCAATTTCAGGGTTGTTTTTTACAATGGCGTAATACTCGGGGTACATTTCCTGGGCTGCGGTTTCCCAATCAACCGGGACAGGTGGTGTTTCTGCAACCGGGGCAGTGACGGCACCGGGAACGCCGCCAACGCCATCACCAGTATCAACAGTTGTAGCTGCGCTACCTTCACCAATTTTTTGCAAAACAGGTTTTGATTGCAGCGGATCATAAACCCATTCATATCCGGGAGGGGCCGTATAAGGTTCCCGTGTTGTTGGAGGAACCCCAAATTCTGCTCCCGCTAAAGCAGCCTGATCAATGCCATCGCCAGAAGGACCAGCATCTGATGGGGTAGCGCCTTCAGTAGCGACTTGCCGATCTTTTTCAGGACCGGCGTAATTCCCTAGCAAACCAGCATTTCTAGCTTCCCCTACAGTTAACGATTCAACAGTTGATGTTGCAGGGTTATAGTAAGGAAATTTTGGTTCTTCAAAGGCGCGTGCTTTCTCTACAGCATCCTCAATCAAATCAATGCGTTGAGCAGATTCTTTCAACAAACCTGCACCCAACAAATCTTTAACACTAAAATCCTGGCCGGTAGCGATTTTGTCAAGTAACCGTCTACCGGACAAAGTGACACCAGCAGGCAAATTAGACGACGAATATCGCCCTGTTTGAGAAACTGTGTTCAAATACTGTTGTGCTCCGGGCGACAAATACTTAATTATTGTCACCAGTACGCGGTTGCCCACAAAATCGAGTGCCATCAGATTGCTCCTATGTTACGCATCAACATATCGACCGAACCCAAATACTTGTAAGCCTGAGCCTCATCAGGTGCAGCCTGGGTAGCGAACTGTTCAGCAGCAACATCAGCAGAAGGTGCAGAAGTCACAACACCAGAACCAGCCTGCTGATACTGCAACTCGGCCTGCTGATAAGACGACACAAAACGCTGCCCCTCATCCTCAGTAAACTGACGGCCCAACGTCTTTTTAGCAACCTCATTGCCGACAGCAAGAATGTCGCCAGGAGCAGACACCCTATACCGTGGGGCAGCAGTAGCCATCGCCGGAGCACGCATACCCAGTTCACGCAACGTCACATCGTAAGTGCGCCCAATAACATTAGAAGCTTCCATCAGCTCGCCAATAGCAGACAACTGCTGTGCTCGAGTATTCACTTTGTAACCGACGTTTTCCATCAGACCCAGCAAACCATCAAGCTGTTCTTGAGGTAGAGACAAATAGAGTTGAAGCGGATCGTTGCGTAGGTTGTAGTTACCTGGCTTACCTGATTGATCGTAAAATTCGAAACGGTTATTTGCGTTGACAAGCCCTGGACCTGTGTAGTCCTGGCGTTGACCGTCAATTACAACTTGTCGTGCAGGCGGCTGATACGGGGTATCCGGGGCAGGCGCATAAAACGTCGGTGTACCCAAACCCAACGGATCAACATCATTTGTGCCGTCATCAATTTGACTCATCAGAAATCAACCTCATCAAAAAAGACTCGTGTCCATACTCGTTCAAACTGTGAATTTGGTTGAGATGTCAACGTGTCACCTACTTTCCGTAACCATTGTCGCAGATCGGCGTTACTTTTGCGGGTGAGCAAACTACCAGTGTCAACACCATCGTTGCGTTGAATAGCTACAGCCAACGCTTGTTCACGGTAAACGTTATAAGTACGCACCGAACGGGCAATCGCATTGTTCTGCAAACTAGGAGCATTCTCTGATGCATCAATGATCTGAGCAAGAATCTGTTGACGTTCATTAATGTTCAACGGCTGGTACTTGAAACCAGGAAGACGATTCTCCAGATCGGTACGGTACTGGCGAAGCTCGGCAGCTGTACGATCAGAAAGATCGTCACCTAACTCTCGTACCTGTTGGATGTACAACGCCTTGCCGACCACTGCTTCTGCGTCTTGCTGCAAAATAGCTGGGTCGGTGATACGGTCACGCGCCCCAGACCTGAGCTGACGCAGATAGGTTGACAACTCAAACTCGCCGCCCGAAGTAGCGAAATATCCGTACACCGTGGGGAACGCTTCAATCACATCTTTATTGCGACGCTCCCAATCACCGAACACATCAGTGGCTTGCAAACCCTGAACGTTGCTGTTTGACAAACCTGGCATGTACATCATCGCTTCTGAACCGAACGTCTGCAAGAAATTGACCACAGCGTTTTCGTAGTCCTCTTCCTGCATAGTGCGGAACACCGAAGCAAGAATTGATGCAGGGACATTGTTCTGCACAAACAGTTCAACATCTTTTACAGTGACATCGCCCTCAAATTTGGTTGGAACCAGAAGTTCGGGTTCTGGTCGGGCAGGGCCAACAAACTGTCCGAGTGAACGCAACACAAGAAGCGTTTTAGCTACAAAACCTGCACGCTTACGCAATTCCTGCATCTGTGTCGAATCGGTGTTGTCGTATTCTCCTGTCGCATAAATTGCACGGAACGACTCGATATACAAGTCAGCGAAATAGCGGTCGTTCTCAGGGTCAGCAGTAATAGCCTGTGTCAGTTTCTGCGCCCATGACGGAACAATGCTTGACAACGGATCTTCGTAAGAACCGAACGGCGATATGACGCTTAACACGTCGTCAAACTCTGGTCTTTCGCCCAACAGTTTTGCGGCAGACATCTGAATGACCGGACCGAAACCTGGAAGCACCTGAAAAGATTGTGATAGTGATTGTGCTGGTGCTTGTAGTTGGAATGATGCGTCCCCGAGGCTTTCGTCAGCAACTTGTTTGCCGATTATGCCTAAGCCAAGTCCGCCGAGTGCGCCAAATCCTGCGGTGGCTACGGAGCTGCGTCCACGACCAAACAATGTTTCAAACAGGATTGCTCCAGCACCTGCACCGATAAACGGCATCAGGTCGGTGGAGAACGGATAGTTGAACATCATTTCTCCGGTAACAGGGTCTTTGTAGAAGAACCCTCTTCCGTCGCCGTCTGGGTCTGCGTCACGGACACCTTGAACCGACACAGCAAGGTTTTTTGCACGGTTCGGTTTCGTGATGACTTCTTTGCCGTAGAACCGCATTGCTTCGCCCCATGCCGGTCCGAACGGGATAGCGATACGCATGATGTCAGTAAAGTTGTTGACTTCCGCAGCGTTGTAAAACACTCGTTTGGTTTCTTCCATTGCGAATGCTTTTGCTGCAAAGGATGCTTCTTCTAGCGATAGCCCTCGAGATGCGATCAGGAGCTGATCGTATTGGCGTTGCGAAACCAGTTTGCCGTCAACAAGGTAACGTCCCTTTGCATCAGGTGTTAACGCTTCTAGCTGGCGGGTGCGTGACGTTGTCGATGGCTTAAATTTGCCTGAGCGCGCATCCTTAATTTTTTGCCACAGTTCTTTTGAACCGACATATCGTGCTGCCCAATCGTCATCCAAAATTTCGTAAGCGTCAGGGCCTTTCGCCGCTACACGTTTTTTTGCTTTTGTCAAGTCTTTTTGTGCGTCAGACACCAATTTTTTGTATGCCCGTTCGCTGATATCACGGCCATCCCAAGTGTATTTGCCGTTAGCATTGGGTTTCAAGCGGGACAGCATGTCAACTTTTTCGTTGAAATATTTGTAGCCGCCTTCGGCAACTGCTTCGTATGCTCGTGCGAGAGCTTCGGGTGACAGTTCGTTGGCGTTAACCAGGTCGTTAATTTTCCTGTAGTAATACTGTCTGAACACTGGTGAACGGTTGAGGAACGCTTCTTTTTTGCCGAACACACTTGAGAAGAAGTGGTTTGTTGTTTGGTCGAACCAGTTTGCTTTTGATTTGCCTGCAATCACTTGGTCTTCGAGGCGTGGGGCAAGTTTGACGTATTCTGGTAGGCGAACATCTGCGTCGGATGCGATAGCAGCGATTTCGTCTAGGAAATCTTGAGTGTATTCGAACGGTTCGTATCCGTCTTCAAGTTTTGCTCCGACGTTGACTTGTCGGAATGCGTCGGATTGTTTTCCGTTGCGACCAACGAATCCTCCTAAAGATCCTGGTTGTGAGTTAGCAATAGCTTGGCGGAGGCTTTCGTAGCCGGTGTTAGCGATGTACTGCTTTTTGCCGTCAACCATTTCGAAACGGGAACCAGTTTTAAGATGCAAACGATCCTCTACAGACTTGACGTACGCTTTCAAGTTGTCAACATCGTATGTGCCGTCAGCGTTAATGAACTTGACTGTTCCTTGTGTTTCTGCGCCGTCAGAACCAATGATTTTGCGGTTTGTCCAACGTGACTGGAGGCCCTGCACATATTGGTTGCCTTGAGGTTGAGTCAAAAAGTTGTTGACAATGTCATTGATTGATTCGTTTCGGGCTAGTCGTCGTGCGACTTCGTCACCAGCTAGCAAACGGATTTCTGTTGCTACACCACGGGCGTAATCGTCTGGGCTGTCAGTTCTTTTTGCTAGAGCGAACCGGCCTGTGCGGATGGCTCGTTCTTGTAGGTACACGGGGTCTTGGAGTTCACGGATTTTTGCTCCGGTTGCTTCAAAGAATTCTTTGTTTGCTTCTCTGGACAAACGTCCAGCTTCGCCAAGCCAGCGTGTGCCTTCAAGGTCACCGATATGTTTGTAGCCCATCATGGACTGTATCCATTGCATCGGGTGGGTAGGCCCTGAAGCAATTCCTCGTGCTGTTGTTTGACGCATGATGGACTCAAGCATGTTACGGAACATATATCCGCCCGTGACGAGGGTGAGTGGCCGCCATACTTTGTTTTGCACAAAGTCCAATGCGGTCACAAATGTGCGTGCGTCACCAAATACCTCTGGGTTTTGTGCAGATTTTGTCCACAGCCATGAGTATTGGGAGCTGACTCGTCGTAGTGCTCGTGGGTCTGGGAAGAACGTAGAGAATTTTTTGACTTCTGTTGACAGGTGTGCGGTGTCTTTGACACCTCCGCCTTTACGAACTTCGATGTCTCCAGCAGCGTTTTTGACTTCGTATGTCAACCCGTCAATAACTGCTGCGTCACCGGCATCGTCGATGTATCCGTAGTTGACGAACTCGTCGACGTTTTTTCGGTACTCGCCAAACATTTGTTCAACGAACTGTCTGTCAATTTTGCGTGCAAGCGGGCCGCTTGTTTCAACAACAGCGTCAATTACTCTTTTTTCCAGCTCGTCTAATACAATTCGAGCTTCGGCACGGTTGTTGCTGCCCAATGCGTCAGTCAAACGCTTAGTGATTAGGTTACGATCTTTTGCGTCAATTCGCACTGTTTTCATGTATGCGTCAGCGTTATCAACAGTTTTTGTCAACGCACGAGTATCTCCTGCATCAACAACGAATTCTCGTCCAGGGACAACTGCGCTTAAGCGGCCAGAGAACCTCGGAGACAAAGAAATTTTGCGACGGGCATCATCAAGCATGCCGATCTTCATGTCGTCAACACGGTACAAACCTGGTTTAGCCAACCCCAAACTGTCTTGCAACAGCGTGTTGACTTCGTCAAACGAGTTTGCATCAATAACAGACGAATGAAACAAACGGTCTGCTCTAGGGAACAAAGATTTTGCTTCGTCCATTGTCGTGACGTTTTGGATTCGGTCAATGACCGCCCTGCCGGAACCGCTTTCCAGCCACGAATTCACTTTGGAACGCTGAATGTACGGTGTAGCGAAATCTGTTAAACCAGAAACACGACGCAGACCTGCAAGATCAGATGCTTTTGTGACACCTTTGGAAATTGCTTTGCCTCCAGGAACTGAAGGGATAGCGATAGCTGCTGCTGCGTCAACAATGCCGGACAGGATGTTGTATTCGCGTGAACCTGGCTGGGTGAATGTTGTTGCGAAACCTCGACCGATAGTCCAAGCTTCACCGTCGATTGTGCCACGGTAATCTTTGGCGGCTTGCTGCTGTCGTTCGAATGCTGCTTCACCGATGAAATATCCGTTGCCGGATTCTACGCCGGACATGAGCGCACCAAGATCGGTTGATGCTACGAGCCCATCCCAAAAATCTGTTTTAGGAGCCTGGTACAGCTCTTCATATTTTGCGCCGGACGTGCCGCCCTGGGGTACAACTCGTGAAGCAACGTTCGTGACGATCTGTGGTACGAACTCGAGGCCAGCGACACCCCATTTGACACCGCTTTTCAATGTTTCTTGTGCGCCGTCAACAATGCGACCGAAGAAACCTCTGCCGCCCTGTTCGGGTTCTTGGGGGGTTGTTTCGATTTGTGCTTTGGTTGCGTTCAGCCCGAGATTGATGCCGTCGTCGTACGATATTTGTCCGTTTGTGATGCCCTGTGCGATAGATAAAGCGACTCCAGGTTCAATATGTGGAACGTTTTGTACGATCCGATTGGTTATGTCTGAGAGATCAGGCGTGGCTGTTGCACGGTAACTGTTGCGGCGGGACTCAGAAGCGGCAAGTTCACGGTACAGCTGCTCTTCATCGTCAACGGACATATCACGGGGATCACTCACCGGCGACGCTCCCGTAAACGAGCCAACAACAATGCGACACCTTCGTTCGGGTACATTTCGTTTAACACGGCAAGTTGTTCTTCGACTTCGTCAACACCAACCAGTTTGCGTGGCTGATATGAAACACGGTTAGGGCCAGGGCCGAAAGGTGAACCAGCAGTAATTGGTTCATCAGGACGTTCAGTTGGTGCAGTCAAACCTGTAACTGGGGCAGACATTTTTTGTGCTTGAACCTCGGTTGGGGGTGCGCCAGTAGGAACAGCTTGTTGCGATTGGGCCTGTTGCGTTGCTTGGCCGTATGTTTGACCAGTGAATTCGGCTTCAGCCATTGTCAGCCTCCGAGTTGTGCGAGAAGAGCGTCAAGAGAAGGTTCCGCAGGTCCTGGCGGTGGAGCCATCGGTGCCTCGGCACCCATACCTGGCATTGCCAAACCTGGCATACCTTCAGGTGCGCCAGCCGGAACTTCTTGTGCTTGACGTTCACGGGCTGCTTCATCAATTTCTGTGACAGCGTCAAACAACGATTTCTTTTCCAACATTACTTTCTTAACCAGCGCTGCAAGATCGGCTGGCTGGTATGGACCTTCCGGGTTGGCTGCTTGCTGCTGGATCGATGCTAGCAGCGCGGACTCTACGCCTTCAGCGGTGATGCGATCATGCTCTAGTTCTGGGTCACCGATCATCGGGTCGGCTTCACGGGCAGATTCTTTTGACATCATGCCAGTACCCATGCGCTGTCCGAGGCCAACAATCAAGTTATTTACGTCGGAACCAGATGCAGAGTACGAAACGTAGTGGAAGTCGGTTTCCCAAATTTTGTTTGGTGTGTAGTCAACTTTGCCGGACTGTGCGCGTCCCGGCATGAAGAACGATTTGGGTTGCGAACCGAAATAAGCTTTCTCGATTGCGATAGCAACCTTGTCTTCTTCCAGCAGAGAGGATGCAAACAGGTCTTGTGCTTCCTGCACTCGGTAGTCCACGACTGCTGACAGCACGTTTTCGCCACGGCGACCTGTACGAATGTTTGTGCCAGATTCGCCACCGAACTCTGCCGGGATTGCACCTTCCAAACGTTCCTGCCGTTCAATGCGGTCAAGAGCCGTATCGGTTTTGTAGCCGGGGTTGACCTGCTGGATTTGTAGGTCGCCACCTTTGATGATGCCCAGCTCACCACGTTTGCCGTCAGCTAACGCAATAATTTCAGGGTTCTCGCCGGGGCGGGCAACCAGATATTCGTCTGGGAAAATGCCTCGCTCAATGGCGATTTCTGTTAATGCTTGCAGACGCGCACGGGTGTAGAACATTCCGAGCATGTCATCGAACTGTCCCCTGGGGGTGTCAAGTGTGATGCGTTGCGGGATAATTACTAGGGGGCAACCGGCACGGTTAACGATGCGCTCCAGTTCAAGCACTTCCATACCGGCACGTTCCATGTAATTCAGCGACGGGTCATCCTCTGCGCCCAGCACACCGACCACAATTTCGTTCTCGCAAACATATTCCAGCAACGTGAACTGGGTGTCTGGTTCTGGTCGGCCAACCCGTAGACGGCCATCAACCTGCGGACCGTACATTTGGATAAGCCACGAGTACGGTTTGCGGTAGGTAAAGATCACGTTTTCTGGGACAGGGTTGTCTGGATCTTCGTTCGGTGACGGGTAGGTGTCAAGCGGGTTACGCAAATGCCATTTCGGTGCGTTCGTGCGGAAACACGGCTTCACCACGACAGGTGACATTGAGTAGCCGAGCAGATGTCGGGCGCGTCGCCGGAGCTTCATGTTCATCCGGTTCTGATCCCACATCGCCAACATTGCTTTGTGTCGCAACGAAGCCAAATCTTTAGAACGTTCCGAACCTTCCTTCATTGGAGGGAAGTACGGGTGTGGCATTGTGGATGCAACACGCATTGACATTTGGTCAAGGCCGACAGACAGCAGGTTGGCGACAGATGCTTTAGCGTTCTTGTCTAGTTCGTTCAACGGAACGATCACGTCGCCTTTGGCAAGTTCACGCACCTTCAACATTTGGTCGTGGACTGGACCTAGTATCCGGCGACGATGATTGTACATCGCTACAATTTCTTCGATAGTCCTCACGCGCACTCCAAGATAGTTGACAGTCTTACGCTAAGGATACCATTATCCACAGCAGTGGTGCTTTAATCCGCAGTGTGGGCATCGCCAACGAGTAGCTACGGGATCAAATTCTTTTCCACAGTTCTCGCAAGGCATTATGTACCAACCAAAAATGAGGGTCGCCACATGCGAGGTGGACGTTTAGGTTCCGTCAACTTCGGGGCGTGCAACAACATAAACCACAACGCCATCGCCAAGTCCGTGCCCTTTTTCTTATCACGAGTCCAAGTTTCCAACTCTTGCACCAACGCCAACGTTTTCCAGTTCTCCGACATGCGAGGCAACCGCAACGAACCCGACCTGACAACCGGAGGAATCAACGCTTCCAAACCAAAGTTCTCATCCAACTTGTTACGGGACGTGGTATGCGGGATGATTAGCAACTGTCGTAACGCCTGCCAACGTCGCACAAAATCGTGTGCCAACAAAAACCGTTGCGCTGCGTTAATCTCAACAACAATATGTGACACCGGATAACCCATGTCCTCGGCACGATCACACCAGTCGTCAAGAATTCCGGTATATCGGCCAGTGGACATATCGTAACCGAGCAGGTCTTCTGCTGTAAGTTTGGTGCGTTCTATATCGACAACGTGATACAAACCAAGATCGGGCTGATAGATAGTCCAAATAACCCCCCAAAAGTTTGCTGGCGAAGGGTCAACCGAAATGATTGACACCCACGGCGGTTTTAACCCACGAGTAATGTTTCCTGGGAAACGGTCACGGTCAATACAACCCGGATATTCCACACCGTCTGATGCGATGCCGCCAATCAACTGTGGGCGTTCCACAAGCTGATAATCCAAATCGATGTCTTCTTGCTGGTAGACGACACGGAACTTTTGTGGCTGGTTGTATCGGATGAACGACAGGTCTTTCCACGGTAAACGTATCGGATCTAGCAACGGTCCTTCCGGCCATGCCGGTGAACTTTTAGAACGCGACTGTTTGCCGGTGTCCAGCTCTTCGTAATACGCTTTGTAAACAAGATGATGGTATTTGGGTACACGCACCGGATCGGCCAAAGCGTCCTCAACAGTTGCGTCTTCGCCGTCATCCTCTTCAATGTCGTCATAGGTCACTTTGTCTAAACAATGTTTGTACAAGTCGCCTGGACCGAGCCTCTGACCGATTACATTCACTAGCCCGCCAGGGTCGCAACGTGCCTCAGCCATTGAGTCCCAGCGTTCCAGCAGCCGGTCACGGGCAACAGATTCTTTAGCGTTCTCCGGTGAGGCAACATCGTCAAACAAACATAGGTCGGCACGGTGACCGATGAACTCTGAGTCGATACCGTACGCAGAAACGGTGGGTTCTTTGTTGTCTAGCCCGCCAGGAATGAACTGTTCTACCACGAATTCTTCTGCACGCCACAACGAACCGGAAGCCAACGGTTTGAACCGGCCATAATCTTGGGCCAAACAGCCTTCAGCGTCAATTGTCAACCCTTTTTTCACCATTTCAGGGTCAGCAATTAGGCGGGTGGGTCGTTCAAGGGTTTCACGGATACGACGGGAGTATTGTTTCGCTAGTGTTTGCGA